TTGGGCAAGGGTCATAGTAGAACTGCCCGTAATAAATTGTTTTTCTATGGTAATAGTGTCATTAATGTCAATGATAGCTACCGTGTCGCGTTGCGCGTCGGTTAAAGCACCAAATACGGTTTCTACGCTGTTGTAGCGGGCTTCCGGGTATGGGTCTAAAAGGTAGGTTGCCGCGCTGTCTATTTGGCCTTGTACGTGTAAAAGGCTATTTGTAATGCTGTTGGTTTGAATAAAAAATGCGGCTTGGCTTGCCAAATCCTCTGCCGTGCTTGTTTTGCCGTCCAAGGCTTCAATAAAAATACGGTTTTTTACTTGGTCAGCTTCAAACGTGATACCGAGGCCGTCGTAAGGTATGGCTGTTCCGTCGTCGTGGAAGTCGGCAACGCTGCCGGAAAGAGTAGTACCCACTCTTGGGGTAAAGGTCAATACCCCCGCGCGTGATACAAACAGGCGGCCAAATTCGGCGGTTTGATTTATTTGGGTTAAATAACTTAAAACGTTGGTACCTGCAGGCACGGTGTATGCGGCGTCGTGGCCTAGGTCTACGGTGCCCGGGTTAATGTTACGGGCCGCACCTGTTGGGTAGTCAACTTCGGGCAGGTCTAAAACGGTTTCTATGCGTTGCCCGGACGTTTCAACGTCTACGTTTAGCTCGTCCATGTAGGTTTGACTAAGCAAATAAAAATTGTCGGCGCAATAAACGATAACTTGGTCTAGGCCGTCTAACGAAAAATTGTACTCATAATTTACAATACGGCCACGGTACAAATATTCGGGGTTGTCGCTATCGTCGTAGCGAATTAGTTCCACGGCGCGCAATGGCGCTAAACCCGGTAACGCTTCAGGTGTGTTGTAGTAAGGGCTGTTGTCGTCAAACGGGTTAAATACGCCATCTACGTCGTTAATAGTAAATGACATGGTGCCGGCCGCGAATTGGTCGCCTTGGTCACGGCGGCCGCGTCGTACGTTTATTTGTGTTGTGCTTGCCGTTATGTCTGCAAAATCGGTTGTAGGGCCTAGCGGAAATGTTCCGTCTAATAGGCCTTTAACGTCGCTATCTAGTTGAAATGACCCGACGTCGTAACCGGTATCTACCCGTAGGGCATAGTTTCCGGCTTGGGCTATTGCGCTGCCGGGCATTACCTAAACCCTGCTATTGGTAAATCTAGTGGGCCGTTTTGGCGGGCAAAAGCGCGTAGGCCGTCGTTGGTTACTTTGCCTATTTCGGCTGCTGTAGCCATACCGCCTTGTACGTTTACGGTGTAGTTGGTTGTGCCGCCGCGCATTGCTTTATGCTCTGCAATGCTTTGCATTTGTGACGGCGTAGGTGCCGGGGTAGCAACGGTTTGGCCTGCGGTTATTTGTGTAAAGGCTATGTCTGTTTGTGCTTGCTCTAGCAAACCTTGTAGGCGCTTAGTTGTAAGGTTCGGGTTTTTTAATATCTTTTCGTACTTGGCTAAAACGCTTTCCAAACCTGCTACTAATGCGGTGCCTTGGTCTACTCCGGCTTGGTAAAAACGGCTTGCGCTATCTAAGCCTAATTTGTCGGCTACGCCTTGAACGGTTGCTACAAGGGCGTTAACACCATTAGGGCCTGTTACAGCCTCTTGGCCACCCTCTACAAGCTCTTTAGCAATAGCCGCGCCTGCTTCCGCACCGGCGTTTAATACTTCGGTTAGCGCCTGTTGGCTAAGGCCACGTCGCAGCAATAAATCTACGTTGCTTGCGTATTGTTTTACGCCGTCTACTTGGTCTTTAAGTCCGGATAGGAAACCGCCGCCAGTTTCTACGCCCGCCTCTTTAGCGTCAGCAAAACTAAACCCATTTCGTATACCCTCTGAAACGCTTTCGCCAAAATCTTTAAATGCGTCTTGTGCGTCTTTCAGTTGGTCTTTAGCGTCGTCTAAAGCCTTTTCAAGTTTATCTTTTATGACGTCGTATAGTTCGCTAACTTTTTTAGTTGCGCCGCCTGTTTCGGTTTGGCTATCGCGTAATGCTTTATTGAATAATCCGGCTGCGTCGGCTGCTCTCATTTGTTGCGTAGATGAAACGCCTAGTTTGTCATTCCAAGCGCCGGTTGCTTTTTCATTGTCAACAATTCCGGCAACCAAATTAACTAATTTGTATCCGAAAACTACTATTTGTGATGAGGCTTTAAATGCTTCTTTAGCAATAAAACCTAAACCGTCGCCAATGATATTAAACGTTTGCGGATTACGACGTACCCAGTCAGAAATATCTAATAGGGCATACGTGAATTGTTTCATGTATGGTAAAAGTTTTTGCCCTAGTTCTACTTGCAAGTTTGCAAATTCAGCTTTTAAGGTTCGTTGACTGTTTGCTAACCCGTCGCTTGTGCGTAAAAAATCGCCTTGCGCGTCGCCTGTCTGTTTATAAATAGCGGCTTGCGCGGCAAGTATCTTTTGTTGTGCGGTTAACGCACCTTTGCCGTCATAAATGCCAAGCGTTAACGCCTCTTGTCTTAAGGTTGCGTCGTCAAGCAAAACACCAAAACGGCGCAAAGGTTCAGCTTCGCCACGTAATGCAGCGCCAATAGCCTGTACCGCTTCCTCCGGGGTTGTATTATTAAACGACGCTAAGTCAGTAGCAAGGGTTGTAAAATCGTTAGAGAATACTGCCAAGTCCTCACCGGATAAACCGGCGGCTTTACCAAAGGTACCAAAAGCACCGGCGGCGTCTAAAACCGATTGCTTGGATTGTCCTAATTGTCTTGCGGCAGTTGTGGCAAACTTCTCTACTTCTCTTGCACCTTTACCAAAGATTACGTTTACTTTGCTTAGGCTTTCCTCCATATTGGAAGCTGCGGTAATGGCAGGGCCAACTACGCTTTTAACCGTTGAAAACGCAATGCTTAAAGTACCAACGGAACCGGCAACGGTTTTAGCACTTGTGCCAAACGTCCGTAATTGCTTGTCGGCTGCCTGTATACCCGTATTAACAAACGAGGTAATAATAGGTATGTTAATTGCCATTATTTAACCCTCTGTTTTAGTTCTCGGTTTGTTTTCTTTTCAACGTCAGCAATTACTAGCTGTATGTCCGATTGTACAGCAGGTCTATTTTTTTCTACGGCTTTGTCAATTACGCGCGGTTGGCCGCCCTCTTGGCTGTTTAGGTTTGCCACAAATAGGCTGCTTGTGTGTCGGCCTGCATGGTCGTAGATAACGCCTGCCGGGTCGGTGGATTGCACAACCATAAGGCGGTACGGTTTGGCACCAAATACCACCTGTTCGGTGTAACCGCCTCGGTCGTAATCTACGTACCTTTCACGGCTAGCGCGTACGCCAACTTTAATTTTAAAACCCTTTTGCACTTTGTCGGTTTGCCACGACGTCTCACGGCCTTTAATGAGGTTGCCGCGACGCATACCGGAAAGCGGGGCGCCGTTGCCTTTGCTGTTGTCGTAGTAGGCCACCATACTGCGGGCTTCGCTAAGTATTCGTTCGCCGCTATTTTTAATTCGTACGGTAATTTGGCGCCTGTATTTAGGGTCAATTTTGTTGAGAATGGCCAAGGTTTCCTGAATACCTTTTACTTGTAGTACCGGTTGGGCCATGGTGTTACCTTTTGTTTCGTTCTCCCAAAACTTTAGCCACCGTCGCTAAATCTTGTGTGTCAAACGTAGCGCTATACCAATGCGGCGCCCACCCTGTTGCTATTAACAGTTCGGCTAGTTGCCGGCGATAGGTGCCGCTTGGGTAGGGTTTGAGGCCTCTTGCGCGGTTACTTCAATGTTTGTTACTTGTTTGCAAAACGTGTCAAATTCTGACGGTACAACAATTTTGTTTTGCTTGCTTGCTTCCCATGCTAGGTATAGCAAATCCTCTACACCAATGCCGTTAGCCATATCTGCCGCTTTACGTTTAAAACGACGTTCCCATAGCACAATGGTAAACAGATTGCTACTTACCGAATAGGTGCCCTCATGGTTGGTTACTTCAAGGGTTAATTGCATTGTTTGCCTCTTTCGTGTCGGGCCGATTATTCGGCGCTAATTATGCAACGCTGTAAGTGCCGCCAACAAAGGTAACGTCAATGGTTGACAGTTCGCCCAATGTTGCGTTTACTACTGGCATTTCAAGCAATGCGCAATTGGTTAGGGTAAACAATTCACCTTGGGCGTCTACGATTACGTCAATGTCGGAGTTGCCGACTAGTGCCGCCAAAGTAGCGTAAGTCTCACTAGCTGCATATGACATGAAAAGTGAAAGGGTTACTTCGTGGTTGCCCAAACCGGCTTGGTACGAACGGCTTGTTTGACCAAAAGTCGTGTTTTCCAAGTTGTCAAAACGGTGCGTAAAAGTTGCGGCGGTGCATTGGTCGGTTAAAGAAATGCCGTTAACCGAAACGCCCGGGGTTGCGAGGTAGGTGCTAGTTGCCATGGTGTTTAACTCTCTTTCGTTGCTCTCTTATTTTTAGCACTTTTTTTAGGTGCCGGTGTGGATACTTCGTCGGTTGGTTCGTCTGCGACTTCCTCAATAAAACTACCCCAAATTAGCGCCGCTACGTTTGTTTTGGGTTTGGGTACAAACTCTGTACCAACAACACCAAGGCGGGGGCTTTTAATAATGTACATAGGCACCTAACTTGTTTGGGCTTGCATTTCAATAGTTAAATCATAGGCCGCTAGTTCGCTGCCGCCGATTATGGCAATAGTTGGGCGTCCGTCCGTTACAGCAACGTTTTTAGCTAGCAATTTGGCGGCCATGTTCATAAGGCTGCGTTGTGCGTCTAGGTTGCCGGGGCCAAGGGTTATGAGGCGTACCGGGAAAGTAATTTTAACTATGTTGTAGTTCCATGACACAAACGACGGGGCGTCAATAAACGCACAAGGCGGCACAATGTTACGCGGGTCGTTTACTACCTGTAGCCCTGTAATCGTTTGTAACGTGGCTGTAAGGTCGTCTAAGGCCTCGTTAAATAGGTCTGTGTATGCAACAGGCACTACGCAACCGCCGGCCTATCTACGCCTAATAGTTGTTTAATCATTGGGCTAAGGCCCATGCTGCCACCGGCGGCTAAACCGTCAAACGAAGCAAAATCCGTTACGGCTCCCCTCTGCCTGTAGAGGAAGGCCGCATAGGCAATACTTCCCAAAAGCACAGAAGCATTAGGCACCGTGGTAAGGCTTTCGTTTCGGTATCCGGCTTCTGCTCTACGCCTGTAACAAAATTCGTTAGCGGCCTGCCTGCATTGGGTTATAAATGCTTGGTCTGCAGCCGTAGCGGTTCCAATACCTAGCCAATCCTCTATTTGACTATCGCTTGTAATCCACGTGCAAACAGGCGTTGTAGTTAATGTTCCTGTAGCTGCAACTATGTTTACGTTGGCAGCCGTTTTAGCTACAAGCACTTGGTTTTCTATCGGTGCTTCAATGTCGTAGGTAAAAAAACCTTGCTCGTCTACGCCAGTAAAGTAATACTGCGGTAACGCAACCACGGTATAGGTACCGTTAAAAGTTGCGTCAACACCCGCAATAGTTACCGACTGGCCAACCTCTAAAGGGTCGGCGTTGGTTAGTAGTACTACAACCGCGTAGTTATCGGTTAAGTACTTTTGAGTGACCGAATAGACGGCCATAACGGCCTACCTTTCGGAAATTATGACTTGAGAAGTTTTACGAACTTGGTGGCGTCTGCCATGAAACCGGCAGCGTAACCACGGAAAGCAATCGTACGGCCAAGGGTTGCCGGTACTTCTACCGAAATTGCGCCCTTTTGCTGTTCGTAGAATTCAAAGCCGGCAGCAGGGCCTGCAGCGTGTCCTACGACGCCTTGCAAGTCTCCCGAACCGGTGCCGCCTGCCATGTTCTTATCAACCACAAGCACGAGGCCCAATGGGTTGCCGTTCCATGACGTAGCCGCCGAATTGCCAAATGCGTTTTGGCCAATAAGGTTTGGCGCGCCAACGAACGGAAATACCGGCTGACCCGTTGAAGTGGTAAGCATTCCCAATTTCGCCCATGTCAAAGGACTTACGAAATAGTGAGTAGGTAGGTAGTTGCTGCTGTTTGAAATCTGATATGCAGCGCCGTAAATTGCTTCAATAAAATCGGCAGGCGAAGACAAATCTACAACGGTTTCGGTTTGTGTTGTTGACGAAACCATAAGGTCTACTGCGTAGTTGTCCGTGGCCTGTCCGTAGGCGATAGCAAGTTGATTGAGGACGATATCCAAACTTGCCGGGTCGCTCCAGTCCAAATCCTGCTCAGAAATAGTTACGTATGTACCGAAAGTCAATTTTGAAACGTCGTTATTTGATACTTGCACGGTTGACGCGTTAAGGCTGTCCAACTGTACGGCCTGTTCAGTTACTACCGGGCGGGTAGTGATTTTTGGACGGCGGAAGGTTGCGCCTGCTGTTGGCATTGCGCGTGTACCAATTGCCGACACAAAAGGCCTAATAGGGTTAAGCGAGTCGTAGACGCTCCCGGTGATGATTTCAGGCAAAATTCCCGGCGTACTTTCCGTGTTAATAAATGGCGCGGTGCCCGGTGCTGCTTCAATACGTGCCGCCGCAATGTTTGCGTTTAGTTGTGCAAAATCTGCACCGCCACGAATGTAACTAGCAATGTATTCAGATGGTGAAGGCAAACGCATTTTACGCGGCTGTGCGTAAATGGTTTGTACTGTTGAAGCCTCAACTACTGCAGGGGTTTCTACTGGGTTTGACATATCGGTTACTTCCTTTTCTGTGTCCTGTTCACTATTTAACTCTACTTCGTTTTCGTTTTGGTGGATACTCGCGGCCACCCGTTCCACCTTGGCGGCCTCAAACGCGCCATATGGCAAAAGTG